TTACGATGTAAAACTGACATATTCTGATGGTGGTGAATACAAAGCTGTAGAAGGAGCAGCATTAGTAAGAGCAGGGGTAACAAGGTAATGCCTAGTATAAACGACAGAATTGGAACTAAAAATGTAATTCGTGTCTTATCCAATGCAGCAGCACCACCTTTAAAATTAAATGGTCTAACAGACATTAATAGTGACAATAAAGAAAATAAAGATGGCAATATTTTAGTCTGGGATACCGTTACTGAAAAATATTATCTATCAAATACCATAGACTCAACAACGTTTGTGTCTACTGGTCTTGTAACTTTTACAAATACACAACAATCAACATCATCATCAATTGGAGCATTTGTTGTTTATGGTGGCGCAGGAATTGGGAAAAATTTATATGTTGGCGAAAGTTTAAATGTAGGTGAAAATGTATTCGTAACAGGACTATCCACATTTTCTAATGATGTTCTTATTAATAATGAATTAAGTGTAACTGGATTAACCACAGTCACTAATGCAACTGATAATGTATTGGGGAATCCAGATACTGGTGCATTACAAGTTGATGGTGGTGTTGGAATTAATAAAAACTTAACCGTTGGTGGAAGTTTTTATGTTCAAGGAACATCAGAGTTTATTGGTAATGCTACCTTTAGAGGTGGGACGATTGGAATTGGAGATGCTGATACTGATGATATTAATGTTGCTGGCGAATTCATATCAAATTTAGTACCTAATGATAACGATACTTATGATTTAGGTATTGATGGAAAACGTTGGAGAACAGGTAGATTTTCTACACTTTTAGATACAAATAATTTATTAGTAACAGGCATCTCTACATTTTCATCTGGTTTAGATATCAACTCTTCTGTTGATATTAATAATAATTTATTAGTAACTGGTTTCTCAACCTTTACACAGTTGATAGATGCCAATGGAGGAATTGATGCTTCATCTGTTAAGGTTGAAGACCTTACAGATAATCGCGTTGTAATAGCAGGTACTGGTGGTGAATTAGAAGACGATGCTAACTTCACGTTTGATGGTTCTATACTCTCCGTTGGTGTTGCTTTAACAGTAACGGGAACTTCTACTTTTAATGGAGGTCTTTATTATACATCTGGAAATTTTGATGGTCCAAATGGAATCGCATATTTTGATAACACCGGAAAACTTATTGGAGCAGCAAGCACAGAACTTGGAATAAGTACCACTAATTATGTTTTAACAACAAATGCTAGTGGATTACCGGTATGGACAACCACCATTGATGGAGGAGAATACTGATGGCAAAACCCAGTAGTAGACAAGAACTTATTGATTATTGCTTGAGGAGACTTGGAGCACCAGTATTAGAAATTAATGTTGCTGATGATCAAATTGATGATTTAGTTGATGATACTATTCAATATTTCAACGAACGTCATTATGATGGTGTTGAAAAAATGTATCTCAAGTACAAGATAACAGATGATGATATTAGTAGAGGTAGAGCAAAAGGAACTGATGGAGTTGGAATCGTAACTACGACAGCAACTTCTACAGGAATTGCAGCAACTACATTCAATTTTTACGAAAACTCCAATTTTATACAAGTACCAGATTCTGTGATAGGAATTGAAAGAATATTCAAGTTTGATACTAGTTCAATATCTGGAGGGATGTTTAGTATTAAATATCAGTTGTTCTTAAATGATCTATATTATTTTAATTCTGTAGAACTTCTCCAATATGCGATGGTCAAATCTTATCTAGAAGATATTGATTTTCTTTTGACCACCGATAAGCAAATAAGATTTAATAAGAGGCAGGATAGATTATATTTGGATATAGATTGGGGATCGCAATCTGCTGGTGATTTTATGGTAATAGAGTGCTATAGAGCGTTAGACCCATCTTCATTCAGTCAAATTTACAATGACAGTTTTGTTAAAAAATACTTAACTGCTCAAATTAAAAGGCAGTGGGGTCAAAATTTAATTAAGTTTAATGGTGTAAAACTTCCTGGTGGAATTGAATTGAATGGAAGACAGTTATATGAAGATGCAGAAAGAGAATTGGATGATATTAAACAAAGGATGAGCACAGAATACGAATTACCACCTCTTGACTTTGTAGGTTAATAACCATGGCACTAAATCCTTTCTTTTTACAAGGATCATCTAATGAGCAATTTCTTGTTCAAGATCTAATTAATGAACAACTAAAAATTTACGGGATTGATATATATTATCTCCCAAGAAAAGTTTTGAGTGTAGATTCTATAATAAGAGATGTTGAGACATCAAAGTTTGATGATTCATTTCTCATAGAAGCATATCTGGATAATTATGAGGGATATGCGCCTGGTAGTGATATAATGACTAAATATGGATTGAGATTAAAAAATGAAATTAATCTTGTTATTTCAAAAGAAAGATTTGAGGAATTTATTTCTCCATTTTTAGTTGCCATAGAAGAAGGACTTAAAAAAGGAATTTTGGATGGAGAAAATAGTAATTATGATCTGAATACGGTTACTAGACCACTTGAAGGAGATTTAATTTACTTCCCATTGGGTGAGAGATTGTTTGAGATTAAAAGAGTTGAGTTTGAGAAACCATTTTATCAATTGGGAAGAAATTATGTCTACGAACTTCAGTGTGAACTTTATGAATATGAAAATGAAGAAATTAATACAAGTATTGATGAGGTAGATTCTACTGTAGAAGATGAGGGTTATATTACAACTTTAAGATTGATTAATTCTAGTGTTAGGACCGCAACAGCAGAAGCAACCATAACATCTGGTGCCGTAAATCAGGTATTCATTAATGATGATGGATCTGGATATACTGGAACACCAACTGTCACCATTTCTCCACCACAACTGGATCAATATGGAAATATTGTTGGAGAACAGGCAACTGCTGTAGCAATAACAACTTCAGTTGGTAATATTCAGTCAATTAAACGTATAGAAATAACTAATGGTGGTTCGGGATATACATCACCACCTACAATAACAATTACTGGAGGAAATGGTATAGGTGCTGCTGCAACATGTTCTATTGGCGGAACATTATTCAGTGTATCTAAATTGGAAATTACAGACCCCGGAAGTGGATACTCTGGTTTACCAACGGTAACTATAAGTGATCCTACAAGTGGAATTACAGCAACAGCAATCGCTAGAGTAAATTCAAGATTTGAAATAGAATCTTTAAGAATATTGAATGGTGGTTCTGGATACACATCAGTACCTACTGTTACTTTCCAATCTCTTGGAAGTGCTGGTATAGGAACATTTGTTTATAATGAGACAATCACGGGACAAACATCAGGAACTACTGCCAAGATAAAAGATTTTAGACCAGTTGAGGCGCAACAAAATGAGTTTAATCCACCATTAGACGCTCAAGTTTATCTAAATACTGGTACATTCTATCCTGGAGAAGTTGTAGTCGGATCAATATCTGGTGCCACATATACTGTTCAAAATTATGATAGGGACAGTTATGAAGATCCATATGACTCTAACGAAGAAATAGAATTGGAAGCAGATTCCATTTTGGACTTCACTGAAAGTAATCCCTTTGGAGAATATTAATGCTAGGAACTTATTTTTATCACGAGATAATACGAAAAACTATTGTTAGTTTTGGTACTCTCTTTAACAATATTTACATCAGACACGAAGATAAAAAAAATAATATAGTTGATGAAACTAAAGTCGGATTATCTTATGGTCCGATGCAAAAGTTTCTTGCAAAGATAGAGCAGCAGGCAGAATTGAATAAGGGTATTGCAATTACCCTACCTAGAATGTCTTTTGAGATGGTTTCTTTGCAATATGATCCAACAAGAAAAACAAGCGTAACACAAACTTTCAGATCTTGTGATGAATCTGGAAATGTAAAAAAGGTTTATATGCCCGTCCCTTACAATATTGGATTTGAACTTAGCATATATTCTAAATTGAGTGATGATGCTTTGCAGATTGTTGAACAAATACTTCCATTTTTTCAACCATCATTCAATTTAACTTTGGACCTAACAGACTCAATTGGTGATAAGAAAGATGTTCCAATAGTTCTTGATAGCATTGATATGCAGGACGACTATGAGGGCGACTTTACCGCAAGAAGAGCACTCATTTATACTTTAAGATTTACGGCAAAATCATACGTATACGGTCCTATCGCAGATTCTCCCGAAGGACTCATCCGTAAGGTTCAAGTTGATATGTATACAGATACTAACGTTCAAACTGCTAAGCGTGAAGTAAGGTATACGACAACACCAGATCCAATTAACGCAGAACCTGATGATGATTTTGGATTTAGTGAAGTTTGGGAAGATTTTTCAGACTCTAAAAACTATAGTCCAACTCAACAAACTGATATTTAAAAATTATGTCTGATAATTATGATTCTATCGATGAAGCTCTAAATGTTGAGAGTAATATCGTAAAGGCAGGAAAGGTTTCTTCTGAGATTCAAAGTATAAAACCAAAAGGTCCTGATATTGAGAAGGACTATGAATACACTCGTGCCAATCTGTATTCCTTGATTGAAAAGGGGCAAGAAGCAATCAATGGAATCATGGAACTTGCTGGTGAGGGTGGTAGTCCAAGAGCATATGAAGTTGCTGGCCAGTTAATCAAAAGTGTTGCCGATACGACAGATAAATTGATTGACTTGCAAAAGAAACTTAAAGATGTTGAGGATGAATCTGTAAAGACAACCAATAACGTCACCAACAATAATGCAGTCTTTGTTGGTTCTACAACAGATCTTCAAAAGATGCTGAAGCAGGGTTTCCTAAATAATAAAGAATAAAGTACCAATAGATAGATGTCCAAAGAATATTGCTATTCTAATTGGAGAGATGAATTCAACTCCACAGAATATGAATTTGTCGATCTTGTAAAACCAGATCCAATTAAAACATTGGATGAGGGTAAGAAAAAGGGTCTTTGGGCAAATATTCACGCCAAAAGAAAGCGTGGAGAAAAACCTGCTAAACCCGGTGAAAAAGGATATCCAGAAACTCTTGATATTGAAGAAGGTTTAAAGAAAGCACGTAAAAATGTTGGTGCAAGCAAGTGTTGGGATGGATATAAGGCAAAAGGCACCAAAATGAAGGATGGTAAGGAAGTTCCCAATTGTGTAAAAGAAGCAAAGCACACTCCAACCAAGTCTGATTTAGAAGCAAATATTGGTGGCGGAAATCTCAAAAAACTTGCCGCAAAAGCAGCAAAAAGAATTGACTATGATGTTGATGGTGATGTAGATCCACAAGATAAAGTTGAGAAGTCAAAAGGTGAATATGGTGAGGAACTTCCAACCCCATTCGGAAAATTTAGAACTGGTGGTTCCAAACCAGCAAAAGTAAAGAAAGAAGAGTTTTCTAATTGGAAACAAGATCTTGGTGAAGATTGGCAGAAGGTCAATAAGGGGGATAAGACCGATGGTATGAGTCAGAAAGCGGTTGATACTTATCGCCGTGAGAACCCAGGTTCAAAACTTAAAACTGCTGTAACTGGTGATCCAAAACCAGGCAGTAAGGATGCAAAGCGCAGAAAGTCCTTCTGCTCACGTTCTAAGGGGCAGCAAGATATGCATAATATTGATTGCTCAAAAGACCCTGATAAAGCAATCTGCAAAGCCCGTCGTCGTTGGAAGTGCTAATGAAAAACTTCAAAGAATTTCTCTCAGAAAGCATCACCATCAATGGTGATTTTAATGGAACTCTCAATGTGGGAGGTTCTCAACCAGAGCAGGCATCGGAGTCATTCTTTGCCGATGTCGTCTGGGAAGGTAAAATATATAGATTGGAAATAGAAGGTTCTATGCCTTCTAAGAATGAACTTGCAGAACAACTTCAGGGAGAATATCCTGGAGCAGTTGTTCATAACATTTATCCAGCAACATCAAGTTCTTTAAATATCAAAAGTTCGCAAAGGTATAGACCAGAAAGATTAAGTTGGAGTGATTAATGGCTCAGTGGAATAAAAATCAACAGGACTACCTGAACCAGGAGAGAACTCTTCATGAGGTATATCTTCAGGCAGATCAGTATGGAAATATTATTAATGAAGGTGCTTCATATAGATCTGCTTTTGGAGAACCTCTTGCCATACAAATTACTCCCGTCATTCAATTAGATGGTCTTTATGGTATAGACCCACTAGTATTTGAGACATATTCATTCTCAACGGGTATTGTAACTACCAGCACTTTGATGCAAGT